TCATAAATACCTCTTATATACCTTATTAAAATTTTCATAACATTCCTTATCAAAACTTTTATATAATTTATTTAAACTATCATAACTTAAATAATCATTTTTCAAATATAAACTCATTTCTCTATAAAATTCATATATATCATATTTATTTATATTTGAATTTAAAGTCACTAATATTTCTTTCAATTTTAAATCATCTAACTCATATTTTAAATAATAAGAAAGTAAACAACCCATAACAAATTTAACATCTTCTAATATTTCCTCATTTGCCTGAGTATATATTTTAAAAGAATTTTCTGGAATTAAATTCGCACCTCTATATTTATTCATAAATATTTCATATATTTTATCATTATTTGTATTTTTATTAAGTTTCATATTTCTATATATTTCATCTACATATAAAAGTTTTACAGATGTACTATTTAAACATAATAGTCTGTTATTAGATTCAATTAAGGCTTCATCTATATTATTTTTTATTAAATATCTTTCAAATAATACTTCAGATAATATAGATATAAATTCGCCAAACTCATCTCTTGTTTCTTTTTTCTCTTTTATATAATTTGTAAGGTGCAGAAACTCATGAAGTAAATTATATGAATCTTGTAATGTATTAGTTATTGGTATATTTATACTACTATCAACTCCCTCAAAAAAAGGAATAGAACTATCGGGTAAAATATTTAAATTATTATTTATACTCATAGAAAATATATCACAATAATCATTTTGAAACTCACTTAAAAATGAGATTAATAATTTGAAAGTATCATCTAATGTATAATTTTTTTTATATTCTATTTTATACGGACAATAATTTCTTATCAACACATGATTTGAAAGTAATACTGAGTTTTTAAAGAAATTAAATTTATTATTATTTTTCATTTTTTCTCTTCATTTCATTTTTATAACTTTTAAATAATTTTTTATATGAATCAGGTGTTAATGTCTCTGAATCATTATTAAAATCTAAATCAATTATTTTAAATATAGCATAAAATGAAGATATTTACTATACTTTGTTATTTCCTTTTATTTACTATGATTTATTATTATTCTTTTTTATAATTTATCATACTTTTTCAAGTTTTTAGTCACTATTTAGTACCTAAAAGGAGTGATTAAAAATGTATTATAAATGTAAGTATTTAAAACAAAGACAAAAGAATTATAAGTGGTATGGATATTGTACTAAAACCAAAAAAATAGTACCTCTATTTTGTAAAGAATGTGATGTTGTTGAATATAAAGAGCAAAAGACACTCAAATCACGCACAAATAGACAAGCCAAGAGAGAAAAAGAAAGATTTAGTATAATTTATCGTGATTTAACTAAATGCTGTAATTGTGGCTCTAAAATAGGTATAGAAAAAAATGAAGTTTTTGAGGGCTCTTATCGTCAAATTTCTATAAGGTATGGAATGGTATGTCCCTTTTGTAAAACTTGTCATACTCAATTTCATAATGATATTATGCTCAACTTATTTTATAAAGTTATGTTTGAAAAAGAATTTTTGAAAACACATTCTAAAGAAGAATTTATAAAAATATTCGGTCAAGACTATATTTTTAAATTAGAGCAAAAAAAAAGAAGCTAACCAACTAAGGCTAGCCTCTTTTAATATCTCACTTTCTAAAATAATTTTATATTATCCCATCTTGTTAAACCATTTTTAAGATTTAGGTTTACTTGTCTTTGTACTTCATCATAATTAGAACCTAAAGCTTTTCTACGAGCTTCTCCATTACCGAAATCACCTCTTATAGTTTTACGAACTAGATCTAAAATATCAACGCTTGGAGTTGGTGCTGGAGTTGGCTTATTACTATTTAACAGCTCATTAACTTTAGCTTGAACTTCATTATAATTATATCCAGCATTAGTTAAACGATTATATCTTTCATCACCATTTCCCCATTCACCACGGATAACTTCTTTAGCTACCTCATCAACGCTTTTCTTTGCTGATGGTGTTGGAGTTGGTGCTACTACTTTTCCTATGGCTGGATTTACTATACAACCTCTAAATGTATAAGCACTACCTAGTCCCCATCTTCCATTAGTATTTCTTCTTGTACTATTCCAAAAAGCACTTCCACCATATCCGGATTCACTTGTATAAATAGTATTGCTGTCTATAATTTTTTCAACAACAGCTACATGACCTGCTCCATCGTTTCCTGACAAAGTTCCTTTTTGCCAAACCATAATACCACCTAAAGTTGGTACTGATGATATTTCTAAGCCATAAGTATTTTTAGCTCTTTCAATAAAATTTTCAGCATTACAATTTAATGATGGATATTTCATAGCACCAATTATTTCATTGAATCTTCCACAAGCATAACCAACACAATTAGACAATACATTACATTGACTATCAGTAGGACTACCTTGGATACAAGTTGAATATCCACCTTTACTTTTAGTAATAAAAAATTTATTCCCTGATGTAGGTTTAGTCGTTCTTACATTCATTTTCAATTTCACCGTCCTCTACTAAAATATCCATTCCATCTTCATTGAAAGTTGTTTGTACTTCCAATTCTTCAACTTCTTTTGTTGTTTCTTCTACAACGATTTCTTTTTCTTCCATTTTAATTCCTCCTTTAAATGAAAATTATTTATAAAAAAGAGAGCAATTTATTTGCCCTCTCCTTTACCATTATTAAAATTACTTAATCCATTAGAGCCTAAGCTAATTGATATAGCTGTTAGTAAATATATAACTATATCTACAGCCCTAAATGTTCCCATAACAATATTTGTTATAGTCAATAATATAAATGCAATAAAAAAACTCCAATACTTCGTTGGAATCTTTTTTATATACTTTAACCCTTTAGTAAATTCTACCACCATAAATACTATAGTGACAAAACTTGCATAAGTGGTTAAGGTGTCCCACGAAAGAAAATTATCCATATTCTACCTCCTATCACTTTCTCATAGAATCTTCAATATTATCAAGTCTATGATGAGCTGATTTAGTAGAAGATTCTACCGCCGACACTCTTTCAGCTAACGATTGTAAAGATTTTGATATATCTTTATTATCAAGCCTTATTTCATCAACATTTTTACTAATTATATCTAATTTAGTATCAATTTTAGTTGTTGTTGCTACCTCCTCTTTGGTTTCTTGTTTAGTATTCCTTTTACTATTCATATAAAAAGTAGCATAACCAATAATACCTCCAATAATAGTGAACACTAAGCCAACTGATATACTATCCATATTTAATCCTCTTTATTACTTTTGCTTTCTACAGGAATATCAGGAAATTCCACATTATATGGAAATCCCTCTTGTTTAGTAATATCTCTTAGCTTTTGTCTATACTCAGCCCATTCACCATTAAGAATCTCATTAAAATTAGTAAAGAAAGTTTTAATTGTTGATAATAAATTACCTGCTGTTATTTCACTAGGAATATTTAATCCTATTCTATCTAGTAATAAGTGTTGATCACTTTCAGCTAATAACTTATCTCTTACTTCCCTTACTTTATTAGCCATAGCTTCATAATCTCTAGTTTTAGCTAAAACTAGCCAATCATTTAAGTTATCATTTATTGCTTGCTCTAAATCATTTCTATAAATAGTAGTGATTTTATAAACTGAGTATTCATAAAGTGTTTCATCTTCTTCTTGAATCTCTTTTACATCATCAAAAAAAGCAACTTCAATTAAGTTGCCTTTTCTATCACCTATTTTGAAACTTTCCGGAGCTATTGTACTTCTTGCTTTCATTTCTTACAACCTCCTTACATTTCTTGTAATCAATAAATGGTTTAATATATTTTTGTTGATAATTATATGAATCACAATGTTTTAACCAACCACTATAACTTAACATAGCGGAAGCGTCTTTGAAATTCAATTCATCTTTTTTAGAAATCTTTTTTGCTCTTCTTTTTATACGCAAAAAATTACTTCTTCTTAAAGTAGTATATCCTCTATAAAATCTATATCCTAAAAAATCAATAGGACGACTTTCGGTTTTAAATAATTGCCAATTTTCTTTTATAGTCAATTTTTCATTTCCTAAAAATTCTTCAATAGCGTATTTAACTTTTCTTAATTCCTTTTTATTATTTGAAAAAAGAACCATATCGTCCATATAACGAATATAATATTTTACTTTCAATACTTCTTTAATATAATGATCTAAATCCTGTAAATAAAAATTAGCAAACCATTGAGAGGTATAATTACCAATAGGTAAACCCTCTTTACCGCTATCAATAATAACATCTATTAAATCTAGCGTATCTTTGTCCTTTATTATTTTTCTAAATTTAGATTTTAATATATCCTTATCAATACTAGGATAAAACTTTTTAACATCAAGCTTTAAACAATATTTAGTATATTTCCTATCATTTACTAATATTCTTTTTAAATAATTCATTCCTCTTTGGATTCCACGACCTTTAATAGAAGCACAGCATAATTCATACATACCTTTATAAATAATTGGTTGTATTTGTAGCATTAAAGCCCAGTGCACTACTTGATCCGGATAAAATCGAGGCTTATAAATTATTCTTTCTTTTTTATTAGCCCCATCGTGTATTATCATTTCAATATACGGACTAGGAGTATAATTTTTTTCTTTTAGCATTTTTTGAACCTGCATAGCATAATAAGTAGGAGAATCTAATATTTTTTCAACATTTTTTCTCTTAGTTTTACCCGTACTAGCTTTACAAATTGCTAATTCAATATTGTCTAACTCAACTATTTTTTCATAAATAAATCCTTTTCTTTTCATTCATTGTCACCAAATTCTTATATTTGCCTGCCACTTTTTCGAGAAATTCCATCTTTCAGGAGATAAACCTACTAAAGCAACCCAGAACGACTAATTTTCAGCAAGGGCTGAGGAAAATGATGTGTAAGTTATTTTATATAAGTGGTCGAGCACCGGTCGTAATACCATAATAAGAGGAAGTTTCAGCAAACCACCAATACCACAAGCCGACATAAGAAAGTGTACCATCAAAAGCACCGCCGACAAGAGAGGCTTAATTAAGACCGAGCCAACACACCAAATCCCTTAATGTGTATTTTAAATATAATAAGTCGAGCACCGATGTTAGCGTTAGCACTACCCGAGTTCTCCCAGCAATTCCAATACCACAAGCCAGCCGGTAAACCATTATCATATCTACCGCCGACAAGAGCAAAAGTATATACAAAGAGAAAAACACCAGCACAAAACACATCAAATCCCATAATGAGTATCTTAATATAATAAGTCGAGCACCGATATTGACAGCAACATTAGACGAAGTATTGTTCATAGTCCAACACCACAAGCCAGCCGGTAAACCAAGACCATATCTACCGCCGACAAGATGAGTGGAAGTATGACAGGCACTCTCATACACATCATTTCCCTATAAATAAGAAGTCGAGCACCGACAGCTACCCACGAATCAACGGAAAAGCCACAAAACCACCACACCAAGAGTCCAGCTTCCAAAGTGGTATCACAGCCTCCGCCGACAAGAAAGAAAGTGAAAGTCGAGCTCTTACACATCAATTCCCATATAATAAGTCGAGCACCGGTATCGGAATAAACATAGGACGAAGTATGATCTAAAGCCCAATACCACAAGCCACAAGTCAAAGTGTCCCAATACATACCGCCGACAAGAGCAAAGCTCATAGCAAGCCAGTACTCTTACACATCAAGTCCCATTATTAAACTAAGTAGTCGAGCACCGACATTGACAGCAACAAGAGACGAAGTATTGTTCAGAGTCCAACACCACAAGCCACCAGCTGAGACATTATTCCAACCACAGCCGACAAGAGCAAAAGCATTATAAAAAGCACTCATACACACCAAGTTCCTAAAGAACAAATTAAGTAGTCGAGCACCGATGGTAGTCCACATATTAGAGGAAGCATTATTGAAATTCCAATACCACAAGCCAGCCTTGGAAGTGTTGTTCCAATTACCGCCGACAAGAGCAAAGAAACCAATAAGTAGCTAGAACTACAAACCGGTACAAAACACATCAAATCCCTTATAAGAAGTCGAGCACCGATGTCGGTAGTGGTAAGACCGGAAGTAGCACTCCAACTAGAAGCAAACAACCCATCTTCAAAATCACTGCTCCACTGACCGCCGACAAGAAAATCAGCAAAACAAAGGACATCTACTCAACTACACATCATTCCCCATAAGGTAATTTTATTTTTATAATCGACTAAAGTCGATTCTTTTTATGGGAGGCTGGTCGCCCCCAAACCCCCACTTTACTGGTTTCTAAGAAGTCGAGCACCGAGATAGATAGCAACATCAGACGAAGTATTGTTCATAGTCCAACACCACAAGCCAACCGGTAAACCAAGACCACATCTACCGCCGACAAGAGCAATCCTATCTCCCTCAGCTTGGTAATAATAATCACACATATTAGTATCACTACTTCCAGCTGATTCAGTAGCTAACGCTACCATAGGATTAGCGGAATCATATCCTAGCTTAGAAGCAAATCCATTAGCGGTTGCATTAGTATAACCTAAAGCTTTATAACTACCACTAAATGTATCTACAGCATATTTATTAGAATCATAGCAAATATAAGCTTTTCTATCTTTAATATTGATTCCATCAACAAATTGCCATATATTACCGAATATATCTTCAATACCTCTATAAATCATAGAAGTATTATCAGTTCCGTCTTTGCTTCCTGACTTCATACCCAGTACATCACAACCACCACTATTTATTGGTGCTGTGTGAGAGCCATTAGTATAACCTAAACCAAGTTTAGA